CAAGAGTCTCAAGCTGATCATAATATATATTATCGGCCAAAGGACACTTTAAGCCCTCTTAACAAAGAGGAGTAAAAGTTGCAATTTCTATTAATTAAACAAATACTAAAACCTGTCATTACTAGATGTGGTACTATGTTAGGTGCATATCTAGCAGGTTTAGGTATAGCTAGCGCGCAAGTCGATAGCATAATCATTGGAATGACAGTCGCTTGCGGCATTGGCATCGACCTCCTCTCACGGAGGTATGTAAAATGATTAAACAAACAATAATTCATGCAATAGCAGGCATAATACTTGGAATAGCATTATTTGCACCATTTATGGGGGCAACATAATGGGAATTGGAAGTAAATTAAGGGCTTTAGGTCGAAAAATTGACCCAGTTAAAAATGCTAAAAAAGTACTACAAGGTGGTATTGATGTTGTAACTGGAAAAGCTGAACACACAGCTCAAGTAAGGCAAGTCGAACAAGCTCGTGTAAATGAAAAAATAGCAGTTGAAACGGCGATAAAAAATGAAAAAATTGCAGTAGCAGAGGCAAACGCAAATGCAATAATATCTGCAAAAAACGCTTCACAACCTATTAATACAACACAAACATATTCAATTGATTTAGCAGGTACAATTGCGGAGGCCGCTAAAGTTGGAATAAATCCATTGACTGCATTAAAGTATGCGGGTGCTAATACAGTTAGCACTGGATCACAAGTGCAGTATGTTCAACCACTAACTTATAGTGCAAGAAATTATTCAGAACAAACATTTCTCGATCCTATAAGAAATACAGGAACAAAATTAACAAATGCATTCAATACATTTTCAAAATTTTCAAATTTTAAAAATAATTTTGTAACAACAGGACTTGAACAGCAATATTTAAGATCACAAATTTCATCATTTGGTAATAAAACAACAATTAATGGTGGAAATATTTTAAATAATGTTAAAAATAATTTACAACCAAAATTAACATTTAGTTCATCAAATGATAAAATATTAACAAGTATTTTACCAGATTATGAATACATACAAGATCCATTTACAAATAAAACAGTCGAAACAAATAAAGGCACTGTTTCAAGTGAAAACATTGCATTGTTAAGATTGGTAACTGATCAACATGGAGAAACATGGCGTTATCCTGGTGATCCAGAAGAAATGGGGCCAATTACAGGTGGAATTTTTTATGGTGTCGCAGAAGCATATCACAGAATTAGAGATAAAGGTATTACCTTTTTAAATTCTGCAAAAGGTTCTCAACAACAGAAAAAAGTAAAGGCAAATCAAGTTGATTGGTTTGATGAATTAGGTGCGCTTTTTGACTAAAAAAAAGCCATGTAAATGCAAGAATTGCCGTAAGCAATATAAACTAAAAAGGAAAGTTAAAAAATGAATGGAATGAACCAAAATAATCTTTTGACGACACCGTTGACGCCAAAGCGATCAACAAGGATTGATCAAAAGACAGTTATTACATCAGGAAACGCAGGTAAAATTATACCTGTGGCATGTATACCACTACTCCGCGAAGACGGCGTAAAGCGATCAAGAATGCAAATCGCGGTGGAAATGATGGAAACTGCAGAGACTTTATTTAACGGCGTAAACGTGACTGTAAATGCTCATTTAGTACCTAAGCTAGCATTTGATCGTTTTAATGGAATGGACGATTTAAACAGGTCATACCAAGGCGTACCACGTGAGGACGGTGAAACACCGATCCCATTTATTGAAACACATACATTTAGCCAAGCTGATAATGAGTTTTATAAAACTTTAGGTATGCACGCACAAGGTTCAGCAACAGTTAACCGAGATTATATTGAGGCATATAATACTGTTGTAAACTTTAGACGCAAGGAGCGTTCATCAAGTTTATCAATGCGAACATTGACAGATACGTCATTAGCACAAGCATTTTGGAACCATACAACAATGGCACATATTGTACCTGATTTTGATCAGGCAATAATTGATGGCGAAGTGGCATTAAATGTAGTAAATTCTCAATTATCACTTAAATCTAATAATGTTGATGTGAATTATACAAAAGGATCAACAACAGGATATTCTGTTCCTTTAGGTGCATATCAATCAACACCAACTGGATCACAAGGTAATTGGGATTGGGCAGGTTTAATATGGGCTGAAATGGCTGATAATGGAATAACAGTTTCATTATCGAATATTGAAATGGCAAAAAAGACACAAGCTTTTGCAAAAGCAAGAAGCTTATATCAAGGCCATGATGATGATTATATCATTGATACATTGATGTCGGGAATAAGAATTCCCGATCAAGCAATGAAACAACCAATATTATTAGCACAACAACGAACGCAAATGGGTTATCAACAACGCTTTGCATCAGACGCGGCAAATCTTGACGAGTCTGTAACAGTTGGTGGTGCATTGGTTGATATAACAATGAGAACTCCTGCTATAAATACAGGTGGTGTAATTGTGATAACAGCAGAAATAACTCCAGAACAGTTATTTGAGCGACAAAAAGATCATTACTTACATAATACATCAGTAAGTAATTATCCTGAGTTCACACGTGATGAACTTGATCCTGAAAAAGTAAGTAT